GATCTCAAGGACAAAGTAAAATCGGGTCGTAAAAGACTATTACGACGGGGACGGATCGGTTCCGCCAAGTCAGGACGAGGACGAGGAGGAAATGCCGTTTTGAAGTATAAATTCAGAGGATTGACCGAAGATGGTCGATGGGAATATGGTTGTTTATTCTATGATGATAATGGAAAGCCAACTATATTGAAAAATGAAACGGATTTACCTGTTTATGTTCGCCCCGAAACAGTAGGGATGTGGACAGGGCTACAGGATAAGAACGGAGTGGATATATTTGAGGGGGATAGGGTTAAACACTTGCAATCGTTTAATCATTGGTCTGGAATAATCGAATTTGGGGAAGGCACGTTTTTATTAAACCGAGACGGTAACAATAAAATGCTTTATTGCTGTCGTATGGATATGGATTATTGGGAAGTAATCGGCAACAAATGGGAGGACGGGGAATGATAACCCTCCCCTATCAAATCCCATCGAGGAATCAAATCGATAAAATGCACTGGGCGAAAAAAACCAGACTACGACAATCATGGGAATTACTCGTCAGGAATCAAATGGCACTGAATAAAATAAAACCGTGTCAATCAGGCGATGTATTCGATATTACCGTCATATCATACCGACACCGCAGAATTGATCCGGATAACCTGATCGGTGGAGCGAAACAACTGATCGACGCACTCACTAACGAATCATTCATCTGGGACGATTCATTTAAATACTTAAATCCAGAGTACAAGCAAATACTAATAAAACGAAGCATAGAACCGTACACAACGGTGGAAAGGGAATTAATTAGATGAAAGTATCATTAAACATAGAAAACGATAAGGAACTTCGAGCCCATGTAAAAGACCTGATTCGAGGCCAAGTATTATCAATAACCAGGGAGGAAATGACTGAGGTAATAACAAAAGAAATCTACCGGAAATTAAACAGCATGGAATCTTTTAATGTCGAGAGGTCAATGAAAATCATATTGCGAGATATGGCCCGGCAATTATTAACTAAATGGAATTTTAAAAAACTTATTGAACCGATAATTGAATCGACTTTAGATGAAAATAACATCGATCTTAAAAAAATAGTTGAACAGGTTGCAGATGAAAAAATATTAAAATTAGCAAGGGCGGTAGTAAAATGACCCACTGCGGATGGAAAATATTCAAGGACGACGACAAACTAATCGCCAAGAAATGGGGTGCGAGAATGTCCGTTGATATTAACGATAATATCCAATCAGCCAAACAAAAATTATTCGATTCAATTAAATTGATGCGAGATAAACAAATCTCACTGAAAGAAAAGGACTATCCAATGACACAAAAAGAAATCCAACTGGCAGCAGGGACACCATTACCCGTATCGATTGTCGTCGATTATGCCAATAACACCAATAACACCAATAAATACGAATACAGACGATCACCCAAATTCGTCGCGCTGTTTATCTGTACCAAATGCGATAATGTCTGGGCGTCAGATTGGTCATGCACGAAACGAACCGAAAAGAATCCAGGGTTCGAGTATTACACCGGATTACCTAAATGCCAACATAAAAAAATATGTCCGAGATGCCGACCGACACATGATCAAAACGAATATAATAAATTATATCTAAAATCCAGAGCCAAGAGGTATCGGAAAGGATTAAAATGAGTAAAGCAGAACGAATCGTTGATATGATGGGCGAATTAATTACGTCGGCCTCAATAACCGGAGCGGTCGAAAAGGTCCAAGCGATATTGGATGAGCCGGATGAGATTGTAGCAGCCGAAGCGTTTTACGAGTTAGACATGACTGTCTGCAACATATTGACCCGCCTCGACAAACTCGAATTAAGGGGAGACGTTCACGCTGACCGCATCAACAAACTCGAATCGAACCAGAATAACGATACCGAACTACCAAATATATCCGGGATTTATACACGTATCAGCAAACTAACAGAACGGGTCGAATCACTCGAAAAAACAAGAGTGGACGACTTCGCACTAAATATTGTTGGACGACTTAAAACCGTCGAAGCAAGACAGGCGAATCAAGACAATCCAATGCGATAATCCGTCGATTAATTAAAATCGGTACAAATTGGCGGATTCGGTCGTATATTTGCGACCAAGATGACAGCAAAAAAACAATTAGGAAACAACGGCGGAATTACCGGCAAAGGGTTTAAACCTGGGGTCAGTGGAAATCCAAAAGGCCGACCTAAAAAGGGCTTTACTGTTACTGAATATCTACGTCAAGCGGGCGAATTAACCGCACCCAAACCGTTAAGGGATAAGCTGTTAGAATATTATATACTACCGAAAAACGTTAAAATAACCATGTCGTATGCAGTCGCACTACTCGCATACATCGAAGCCGCCGACTCTAAACCGTGGGCGTTTTCGTTTATAACAGACCGGACCGAGGGCAAACCCGCCCAGACGGTTATCCAAAAGGATTCAAATAAACCCGATTTCAGTGAAGTCGAATTTGTCCGGTTCAAACAGTGAGATTACAATTCCACCAGGAGGACTATCTACCGCATCAATGGGAGTTCCTGACCTCACCGAACCAAATCAAGGGACTCGTCACCGGGTTTGGTGGTGGTAAGACTCATATATTTCTGACCGAAACATTCCATAATCACGTCATGTTGAAGAACTCGACCGGCATATCGAACGGGTGGATCATTTACCCGACTTATGATCTGGCGGAAGAACTATTTGTCGGACCATTCCGGGACCTACTTGAAGAAAATTACATCGATTACGAATACAACGTCAGTAAACACCGGTTTGAATCTGATTTCGGACGTATCAAGATATACCAATTACAAAAACCGGCATACATTGTCGGGGCAGAATTGACCTACATCGGATTTGATGAATTTGATATTGAGTCGTGGAAGAACTGCCATACAGCATGGACCAAATCGATCGGTCGAATGAGAGGATCGGAAACGGTCCGAATCTATTTTGTGACCACACCGGAAGGGTTCGGATACACGCATAAACTATTCGTCGAGGACAATGACGGATCGCGTCACCTGATACACGGCAAGACGACCGATAATCATTTCTTACCTGACAATTACATCAAATTACTTCGGGACACATACGACGAAACTTTACTCAAAGCGTATATGGATGGTCAGTTCGTCAATCTGCAATCCGGATCGACCTATTACAATTTCAACCGCGACAATAACGTCAAACCGGTCAAATACAATCCGAATTTACCGATACGATTCAGCGTCGATTTTAATGTTGATCCAATGGTCGGTAATTTGAGTCAGTTATATTCAGACTCCCCTCGGTATAGGATATTCGATCAGATTAAAATAAGCCACACCGAAGGGCGACTATTGACCGAGGACGCCTGCGCCGAGGTACATCGACGTTATCCTGGTAATGCCAGATATATTGCTTACCCTGATCCGGCCGGTAAATCACGCGGGACGTCATCGCGTCGGTCAGATCACCAGATATTAATAGATAATCGATTTGAATTACGGGTCAAACGAAAAGCGCCATCCATTGTCGATTCGGTTAATGCGGTCAATAAGATATTGCCGGACGATTGCGTTATGGACCCGAAATGTCAGGAACTGATTAAAGATTTTGAACAGGTTATCAATAAACCCGGTACGCGGGACATTGATAAATCGAATAAATTACGAACTCACGCATCCGATGGATTTCGGTACGAAGTGGACTATGAATCACCAATTAACCGACCATTCTACGGAAGGATGCCAAGATGATACATCAAAATTTAGGGAAACAATTACTTGACGCTGCGAAGTTAGCATTTGACAAAAAATCGATTGACCAATGGGTCCAGGACCGGAATATGGCACTGGATTATTTTAATGCGAATACACTGAAATACACCGAGAACGTTTTAAAGATCGGCACGCTGCCATCCGGATTAATGAATCCGACGAAACGGATAATGGAACGGGTCAGTCTGGTTTACATGGTCGAACCGATCCGATCGATCGATGGTGAAATATCCGAGATATACCAAGACGATTATGTCAATCTCGACATGAGGATGCAACGCGGTGAAATACTAACTAATTTGTTGGATGCGGTGGCGTTCAAACGGTCATGGCGTAACGATAAGATGGAAACCGATTTGATCTGGGAATATGAGTTATTATTCAGTACAGAAAACGCGATGCAACCGGTGGCGTTTACCTATCCAATATCGACCAGAGCGCAAGCGAATAATGACGTCGCGATATGGGAATACTGGGACGCGGACCATACTTATCTGTACGAACGACCCAAAATCGGTCAGGAGACTGTTATCGGTAAGATCATAGAGGACCCGGATAATCCAGACCATGAAAACGGATACGGATTGATCCCAGTCGAGTTTGGATTTCGTGATGGCGTACCGGATCATAATTTTTTAGACGTCGATATTGCACGAGACGTCGTCCAGACCAATTTGATTATGAATGTAGTCGAAACGGCCAAGACCGGGAATATTGTTTTCCAGTCATACGGCAAGGAATGGATCGCCGGTGATAATGTCGATATTACTAAATTACCCGAGGGTGTTGACGAACGATTAGTCATTCCAGAGGGTGCGCAGTTTGGTATTGAGTCACCACCAAACACAATCGAATCAATCGAAAAGGCATTGGACGGAATGATGCGACGCGTATCGATTAATTGGCATCTACCCGCCGATTTCTTTGAGTCACAGCCGGAGAGCGGGACAGCCAGACGCGAACGGAATCAGGAGTTACAGGACGACAGGCGCAACGATATTAAACGATATAAGAATCTCGAAAAGGCATTATTTGAGATCGACAAAGTGATATTTAACGTTGAAACGGGTCGGGATATTGGATCAGAATTAACAATCGATTTCAGTGAGACCGAATACATTATGACCCAGGACGAAAAGCGTGAGGCTGACGATTGGGATTTGGCTCACAACATGAAGGACGAAGCTGATATATTGATGGAACGTGACCCGGACAAATTTCCAGATCGAGCCGATGCGGTTGAACATTTGGTCGCTCGTGGTTGGGTTGATAAACAGAATCAGACCGAAGCGGACCGATTAGTTCAAGCGTTGCAGGGGGCGGCGAATAATGGTTAAAAGTTTGGATGAGAATTTATTATCTGAATTAGGGCTGACAATGGACGAAGCAATCGAAAAATTAAGTGATTTAAAACTACTTGATATTAGTCATATTTGCCAAATTATTATTAATCAAAAAGATATTGACCCAGAAGTCGCGGATATTATTGATCGTAGATTTTGGGATATGATTTAATGCCAACTCCTGAACAGAAAATCCAGAAGATTATAGACGATACCGTCGAGGTAATGACGGGGACTCTATTCGAGGTCACCGCCAACGTCGATCCGGCCGATATACCCCGCGTAATTAATGCGGTCCAATTAGATTTATTTACCGA